ACCTCTTCACTCCCATAAATATAATTCTCAGCGGCTGGGCTGTTGTCAAGCTTGAAAGTTGTTACAACATCGCTAGCGCCTGATTTGTCTGTAAATTTGGCGTTGGCTATTATGCCGTCGAAATAAAAGTTACTGCTCCAATATTTACCGATATTAACAAACCTTAAACTTGTTGAATTAGTTGATGTTCCATCAAGAACCCCATTAATATAAAGCGATACAGTTGACCCTACTCTTGTTAATTTTGCTTTGTTTAGCTTGCCGTCACCTACAAATATACTCCCTGTAACTTGCCCTGATCCAAAACGGTAAACGAATTTACCATTGTATAATGCAATATAAGGGTCTGTTGTCGAATTACTAAAAAGCATGTCATATGTAGCACTTGCGCTAGTAGTACTAAATTCAACCTCAATCTCAAAATCACCCGCAAATGTAATGGGCGCTGCCATCTCATAAGAAGCATTTGCAATCGGGTCTAGGTCTATGAAAGTGCGCGTAATAGGTACAACGATAGGAATATTACTATTCCTGGAGCGCCTACGCTTCTGAGCATAAAAAGCGCGGAATTGCATAGAATCTGGTAAAGCAAACTTTCTTTCATCTGCCATGATTAATCCTCTGAGACAACTTTAGCTGGTTTCTTTTTCGGCTTTGATGCTACTACTTTTTTAGCTATACGTTGTTTAGCTATTTGCGTTAATAGGTCATCAGCTTCTATACGCGCCCCAATCTCATTGCCGTCTTTATTCTTAGCCATGTCAATTCCAAATAATTAAATTTTATTTATTATAGCACACAAAAAAAAGCCCACCAACATGGCAGGCTTTTAAACAATTACAACATTCTAGTTAGTAACTAAGAACGCTAAAGGAATTGTTTTGCGTGACTGTGTAACACGATCCCAAGTTGCCGCCAATCTTAGCTCGGCTAATGTATAAGATACGCTGGTGGGCGTTCCAACATCAGCAAAACCAAACGGATGTAGCAACCAGGTTTTACGTTCACCGATTTCATTAATACCACCACCGTTCCCTTGCTTGGCTTCGCGGTTTACTTCAACAGGCAAATATGGAGAACCTTCGCCATAAGCAAACGCACCAGAACCAAATAGGATAGAAGTATATTTAAATCCGTCAGTTGAACCCGCTGTCACTGTCATGCCGTCATCTTCAATAAGGCGTAAACCTTGGAAGGTTGGAATGGTTAAACGGCCTTCACTATCAGGAATGAAATCAATATCGTTGTTTTTACGCAACTGACCCATAACTTTGGAGTGAACACATAGCGAGTTAAACATACTACCCGCATCGCCAGCTGTGCCAACAGCATCAACAAAAGCGTCAACGTTAAATTTAGTTGATGCAGTTTGTGCTGCAATAGACTCGGCTGCAACATCAATAACCATGTCGCCTGAATCGTTTGCAACGTTATCAGCTAAGATACCGTCACAAGATGCAAGCAAACGGCGCTGCCACTGACGCACCCAATAAGTGCCAAAACGGTTTGCAACTTGTTGGTTAGGTGAACTACCTGCCAATTCGCCAGCTAAATCTGCGTTGCTGTACCACTGGTTTAAATAAGCAGAACGAGCAACTTGCTTACCAGTTGCAAGCTTATTAGGCGTTGCACTGTTTGCAGTGTCATCAGATACGTTTGGCTCATCGGTTGGATCTAGATCGTGCCAAAAAGGGAGGTTGATTGTATTACCACCTTCAAGGGCGCTAGCATCTAGCATAGCATTACGAATTATGACACCTGATTCATAAAACGCGGTTAATTCTGGAAGATCTTCAGCAGTATAAGTGCCGTAAACTTCCGGGACGATCACATCACTAATTTGAGTGGTTGACATTATTTTTACTCTTTATTTTTGGCGTTAAGCTTCTGCTTTTAGCCTATTAAATTCAGTTGGATTTTCACGTAACAAAGCTAAACGCTCTAAATCGTTCATATCCTTCATTTGTTTTTTCGTTGAACTTCCTCCGCCACCTGTACCATCGCCGCCTAGATTGCTTGCTGCAACTCGACTCGCTTTGCCCTGGGGTGATTCTGCCCAAACTTTCATAAACTCACTTAGTGATTGCTCGCCGATCATGGCTTGACCATCGACAATTGTTGCCTGTGCTGATAGTGCTTGCTGTATCAAAGGCATCAAATCCTTAGAAACATCATATTGCACAAGTTCTGCATTTAAGCCGTTATCAACTAAGAGCTTGTGAATTAGCGCGTCTTTCTCAGTCGTGCCAGCCTTTAGTTTTTCCAATGCGTTATTGTATTCGTTCTCTTTGAGAGTGAGCGCACCTTGATAATTCTCTTTTGATTCTAGTTGCTGACGTTCAATGTTAGCCTCTAGAATTCTCAACTTTTCCTGTGCTGATTCTTCGCTATTCAAAGAACCCTTGGCCTTTGAAAGCTTTTCTTCTAACTCAGTTTTTTTGTTGATTAAACCACCAGCGAGACCGTTAACTGCCTCTATTTGTTCAGGCGTTAGCCCGTCGATCTTGTCTATTCCGTTTAACATGTTAAACCCTTGAGGTTGATTTAGGCACTTAGTGCTTATTTAGTTTACTATTTTAACACTATGGTTTATTGTGTGGTATATGGGCAAATTGACTATACTTGGGAGGATAAATGAAGTGTAAATTTACAGAAATAATTCACGGCAAAGGTTGGACGGCATGGGATGCCTGTAAACACTGGGGTATTCGCTATGATGTTTGGCGTAGAAAGTGCCGCAATATTAAATTAGAAGCTCAATTGTTGAGTATGTGTAATGGTTTGGAGGATAGAAAATGAATGATAAATATTTAATTGAAATGGCAGATCAGGAACAGTCTGAAATTGATAAATTGAATGAAAAGTTAAATTCATTGCTAATAGGGGTGATGAGAGGAAGAAATAAAAATGGTAAATGCGTGGATACATTCCACACTGTAAAAATTTTTCATCTTTTCAATGACATGTTACGACAATCACATAAAGACAGGTGTTATATAGACATTTTATTACATACTATAAAGGAAATAAAATGAAAATAGTTGATAAAAGTTTAGATTTTTGGGTGGGCCGAAATAATAAAATAAAAGGCCCAGAAGGCGGGCCGCACAAACTATCATCAGCTACTTATGGCAACACGATAGACCGAATGGGTGATTTTTTCTTAGGCGTGCCAGAAATAATGAACCCTAACACTAATTGGAGTAAAGCAGTTTACAAACAAAGGGGTGGTTTATATACGGTTTTTGGAATCATTTCCCACAAAGGCACAATGTATTTTTTATCAATACGTTACATCGAAGATAATGGGTTCAATCTTGATAATGATGTAATTAAAAAGATAGCCGATCACGCCGTTGATAAGTTTAACAATTTCCTTGAAAGCTTATGAAAAAACAAGTACTCTGCAAATGGGGGCTTCCTTCCTCCTTTTTTAACTGATGTTTATGTTTCAAAGCCCGCCTGATATGCGGGCTTTTTTTATCCCCCACCAATCGCGTCAAAAGCTAATTGTAGTGATTTTTTGCCTCTTAATTTTGAGAGGCTAATCGGCTGAAACATTTCATCTAATGTTAGTTGTTTAAATTTTGAAACTGACAACCCACCATCTAAAAACAATGTGCCGCGCTCCTCGCCAAGCGTATCAAGTACAAAGGCTCTACCGTTTGCACCTTGGCCGCCCTGCTCTTTTAGCCAGTCATAATAGGTAAGGTCGGCTTTTACCTGTTGACCACCTTCAACACCTCTTGACGCTCTGGTATTCACGCTGTCGTCTAATCTATAACGCGCATCAAGTACGGGCGCTGTGCTGCTTCTACAATTCGGGTGTGCTGGTGGGTATCGTTTGTTTTTGTCTTTGTTCTTGTATATTTTGCCGTCTAAACCTTTGCAGACGTTACTTGTGCGACTGTCTAGCGTTGATACCCATTCATAACCTAATATCACATCATCGTTTTGGTTGAATGTTTCTTGTCGCGCCAGGTTGCTGGTGTGAGTCGTAGCGGTTCTAACCATTGTCTTAATTGATGATCGTGTTTGTTTATCTAATATGCCGTTTTTGCCTGCTATTTCTTGTGTAATTTGTTGATTGGTTTTCCCGGTAATAAATCCAGTCCTGATAATATCGCTAACCTTTTCAATCTGGTTAGCTTCCCAACCTTTTATAAACGGCTCTAATAATTTTACGCCTGCACTATTTGGAAACACCAACGGCTCTGACAATACGCCAGACCAAGCTTGTGCGGGTGCTGGAGTCGTTAAAACAACAGCAGGTGAATCAACAGCTTTGTCAAGTGCTGCAACTTGCCACTCTGCCTCATCGCCTGAAAATTCTTGTAACTTTTTGAATAATATTTCTGTGTTGTACTCGCCGTAAACAATTGTTGACGCTTTTTTATATTCAGATATTAGACTATTAATGCGTCTGATGTTTGTTGTCTCAGTTGGCGCATCAGCCATTAGTATTTTAAGCTCGCGTTGTAATTGCGCAAGCGATGGATCAAACAGGTTTGCAAGATACCCGGCAAAACGCTGAACATAAACAGCATGACGCGAAGATTGCTGTATTGTTAGATCTGTCACTCATCCATTCCTGTATCGGCATTTGTGATCATCGCCCGTTCTTCATCTGCCGTTCTTTCAACGCTGGCTATCTCGCCACGCTGTAAATTCTCGTACAATGTGTCGTATGAGATAGCGCCGCCCTGATATGCTGAAACCATGGCAGTTAAATCCTGGCCGCTCATACCTGTGGGGTTATAGTCTGTGTTCAACTCATAAACAGCCTCTTCAGTACCACCCATCCACATAGCAGCGAAATTCAACGCCTTAGTTAATGCTTCACTGATTGTGATAGCTACATCTGCTGTAGTGCTGTTCTGTGCAACTTGGTCTAAGCTCTTAGCTTCTGCGCTCTCAGCTCCACTCTGTCGAGGCTTTAACGCTTCTGCACCTAATGCTGCCATACGCTGTTCATCGTCTTGCAGTGAGATTCTAAGCGCATCAGCATTGCCGTCAGGCTGCAATATCCCGAATGTTGCGTCACTACTTCTGTTTGACCATTTAACGCCGTTACCCATCAACATATTCTGGCTTGAATCTGCGCCAGTCTCATAATATATCGTGAACGATGAAAAGTGGTTTTTGCTATTGTAATCTGCGCTTACCTGATAATGATGAAAATTCATGTCCACCAAGTCATTAATAATTGACTTACCTTCTGCACCAACCTCGACAAAATAAAACGGGATAATATCAGAAGTAGAACCATTAATAGTAACAGGCAACAAAGCCTCAATCTGAGCGCCTGCATCATTGTATAGTGATTGATGATAAACCCCTTCAATTAATTCAAGCACTCGGTATTGTTTTTCAACATCAACTTTAAATCCATCACGCTTTGTTGTTAGCTCACAAAGAACAACCAACGACAGCTTTTCGACATTGTTGATCACTTCATAATCCCAATTGATTATGTCTTCAAATTTATAAGATAATAATTTAGGTCGCAGGTTTTGCGCTTCAACGTCTGCAATACTCGATCCTTCTGGTGTAGATGGTCGAGCAACTAGAATACCTGATCGCGGTGAAATCATAGCTTCGGTGGCTGCTTTCTTTGCCAAGTCGCGCAATGAATTACCTTTACTGTCTGCATTTTCATCAAGGTATTCGATTAAAGCTGGTAGTTCTTGCACTGGCTGCTTTGAGAATATCAGGCCAACTAAACCATCAAGGGTTCTGCCTGTTGCGCCATAAAATGAAGCTAAAGCAATGTATTTTGTATAAGCAGCTTCACCTTCTTTGGTTAGTGTTATGCTTTGTCTAAATTGCTGCTCACCGTTTTCATCATAAGTAATGGAGCAACACATAGAAGCCAACGGTGGTAAAAACTTAACACCACCACGCTTTACAGAACGTTCGCCAGCGACTGCCGCCCGGTTGCGTTGTACG